GGCGCAGACAGAGCTGTTCCGATCATTCGCGGAGTTTTAATGGCTCCCTCTGGTGTCATTCCGATGCTATCTGGAAACTGGATCGCACAAGGGTCTGCATCTCCGAGTAATACTGACCATTTTGCTATGAGCAGCTCTGCTGGGGGTTTTCAAAATGTCCAGGGTGGTGTAACTGGCTCTGTTGATCTTGCAACACAGCAGTTTGTTCTATTACTAAATGGTCACAAATCAACGGGAGAGTTTTCAAACGTCTTAACATGCTCATTTGAGACAACAACTGGTCAGTATTTTGCAAATGTTCTTAATACAGATCCTCTTAAGATTCAAGAGGCTGGTCATCTTCTCTATTCACATTATGACATAGACACAAGTCTAGCTGTTGTCACTGGGTCTGGACTGTTAACAGCATCTGTGGTCTTCAGTAAGGGAAGGGCAGGAACTCACGAGCCGGCAGCTTTCCTGACAACGTCTTCCATAGGCAGAGACACCTCAGACAGCTATGTTCCAAATTATGAGAACTTTAGAGATAGATTTACGTCACCAGCGACACCATATTTCACATCTCAGGTGTTTGGAGCTTCACCCTATAATCTATTTAGAGTTTATTCAGTTGACGATGGAGCATACGCAAATACGCTATTTAAGATCACAATATCTAATATAAAGCCTGCAACAACAGCTGACGGATACGGAACATTCTCTCTAGTGGTTAGAGATTTCAATGATAACGATTACGAAAAGATTCCTCTTGAGAGTTACAACGGTCTATCTCTAGATCCAGAGAGCGATAGATACATTGGAAGAATGATAGGTGATCAAAGGGCTTATTTTGATTTTGATCAGGCTTCTTCAGCTCAAAAACTTGTTCTTGCCGGAGACTATCCTGTTAGGTCAAACTATATCAGAGTAGAGCTAAGCGATCAACTAAAGAATGGAAATGTTCCCAACACAGCTTTGCCGGTCGGATTTAGAGGAGTAAATCACCTGGTGACATCTGGATCATATCCTCTTACAAGCCCATACTCTGGAAAATACCACACTGGCAGCGGGACCGCTGCCGATGACCATGAATGGTTCCTTTTGGAGGGATTTAGAGATAATGTACTTAAACGTGCAGTGCAGCCTCCAATAACGTTTAGAAGAAGTGTTGCAGTTGGCGAGGGAATTAACAAGAGGTCAAAGGCAAACCTCGCCTGGGGTGTTCAGTTTGAGACAATCACTAGTCTTGCAACTCCAAACGCTCTCAAGCCAAATGATCCAACAGTGAGGAGCTGGGCTAAATTCTTCCCAAGCTTCCACCCTACAAGCTTTAATTTCTCGGTTGGGAATAATGCTGGCACTTCTGACTCGCAGGGGACAGTTCTCGATTGTGACGCTTTCAATAATAATATTTTCTCACTTGAGAGAGTTAAGGTTAGAACAGGCTCTGTTACGTATGGCGGTGTGACTGTTGCAGATATAGATCACTGGGCATCAGCATCGTATGTAAGGAATGGAGTTATATCTGCAGATGCAGCTCTAAAGACTAGAGCATTTAAGGTTGATGATCTCAAGGCTCAGGGAAATAGAGCATATCTAACATTCACAACAATAGCACAGGGCGGATTTAACGGATTAAACGTATTCGATAAAGATAAGTCTGAACTTCTCAACGCCTCTGCTAAGAGAGAGATGGATGACATCACTGCGCAGGGAGGGACCAGCGGTCCCACAGTTTCAGCATATAGAAAGGCAGTTGACATCATGGGGACAAAGTCAGAGGTTGAGATAAACCTTCTAGCAATTCCCGGATTGAGACATACCTCTGTAACAAACTATACGATAGATGCTGTTGAGAGTAGATTTGACTCGATGTATATTATGGACATCGAAGAGAGAGATGAACTTGACTCTGTTGTTACATCATCTGTCGGCGCAAAGGTTAACGTGACTAACACAGTTAATGCATTCCTCGGAAGAGCTCTTAACACCTCATTTGCAGGTGCCTACTTCCCAGATGTAATCATTCAGGAGCCGACAAATTTCACAAACGTAAAGGTGCCGCCATCAACAGTGGTTCTCGGTGCATTCTCACAAAATGATGCAGTGGGATATCCATGGTTTGCACCTGCAGGATTCTCCAGAGGATCACTCTCTGATGTGCAACAAACATCTCTCATGTTTAATAAGACAAACCTTGATGACATATATGATGCTGACATCAATCCAATAACAGAGCCTGTCCCAGGTGCTGGTATAATGGTGTGGGGACAGAAGACGCTGCTATCTAATGCATCAGCTCTTGACAGGGTTAACGTTAGAAGGCTTCTCATCTACATTAGAAGAAGGGTTAGAGATGTCGCAAGGCAAATGCTATTTGAGCCCAATAGACAGGAGACTTTAGATAAGTTTACATCACTTGTCCAGCCAATACTCCAGACCATTCAAGAGAGATCTGGTGTTGATAGATACAGGGTTATCATCGATTCAACTACAACAACACAGACAGACGTAGAGAATAACACGCTAAGAGGAAAGATATTCATTCAGCCCACAAGGACTGCAGAGTTTGTTGCTCTTGACTTCGTTGTTACAAATGCTGGAGATGGATTTGCAAATGCTTGATACAAAAAATTCGCCAGCAGCATATTTAATCTTAGGAGAAATTTAAATGGCTACAACACTTTCAGTCACAGACATGCTTCCAAACAAATTTGAGCCCAAAAGAAAATTTAGATGGGTCTTTGCACTGGAGGGTGTTGACTCATTCTTGATGAAGACGGCTAATAGGCCAAGTATAACAATTGATGAGAAGGAGATTCCATTCATCAATGCAAAGAGATATGTCGCCGGAAGGCTCACATTCGGAGATTTAGCTTTGACTCTGTATGATCCCATAGCACCCTCTGGTGCTCAACAGGTTATGGAGTGGATTAGAACTCACTACGAGTCAGTCTCAGGTCGAGCAGGCTACGCTGACTTTTATAAGAGAGACATACAGGTTAAGCTTCTTGATCCTATCGGAACTGTTGTTGAACTTTGGGATATAAAGGGAGCATTTATAAAGACTGCTAACTTTAATGATCTCACATATGATGATAATAATGCTCCAGTCGAGATAGCGTTAACTCTAAGATATGACAACGCAGTTCTGCAGTACTGATATCAGTTTTTATTAAATAATCAGGCAAGCGATTTATGTCGCTTGTCTTTTTTTGTTAACATTGTTTCTATATGGTGTTATCATTATTATAATAATTCTGGAGTGAATTTTGTCTAATATTCATGGTGAAATACCTTCCCAAAATATTATGAAAGATGAGTTTGGGTGGGAGATTCCTATTGAGATGGTACCAGTACCGTCAGAGGGAAAGGTCTACCCAGAGGGTACATCTCTTCACAATAGAAAGACTATAAAGATAAAAGCTATGACAGCTAGAGAGGAAGACATACTCTCTTCTGCAGCGCTTATAAAAGAGGGAACTGTTGTAACGCACCTCATTGAGTCGTGTATACTTGATAAATCTATTGATGTAAAAGATATGCTGTTAGGTGATAGAAATGCTTTGATGGTGTCTGTAAGAATCACTGGATACGGATCAAACTATTCAGCGAGTGCTGTGTGCCCAGGATGCGCAACAAGAAATACATATGAATTCAATCTTTCAGATCTTGAGATAAAAACTTTGGATCTCGACCCTGTAAGACAAGGGGAAAATATATTTTCATACAAGCTTCCGATTACGAAGAAGGATGTTCACTTTAAATTTATGACCGGTAGAGATGAGCACGATAGAAACACAATTCTTGAAAGAAAGAAAAAGGCACTTCCAGGAATAAGAGTTGAAGATAACGTTACGTCAAGGTTGGATCAAGTAATAGTCTCAATAGATGGAAAGACAGATAAGAATAAGATATCTCAATTCATTAGAAATATGCCTGCTCTTGACTCAAGAAATCTTAGAAATTATATTAATGATCATGAGCCTGGAATTGACATGTCGACATGGATAAAGTGTTTAAGCTGCGGCGAATCTTCAAGTATATCTCTCCCAATGGGAACCAATTTTTTTTGGCCAAGCTAGCATTGATAAAGAGCGCTTCTTAGAGGAGTCTTTTCTTCTTCAGTATCACCTAAAGATGTCATATAGTGACACAAGGTCGATGCCAATACAGTATAGAAAGTGGTTTCTTAATAGACTGGCAGATGAGTTTAAGTCTGCTGACAAAAAGAGACAGGAGTCACGTGATAGGTCTGGCCCTAGAGAGTTACCAGTCAAAGAGATGATGGAGAATATGCACAATGCCTCTATATCTACAAAGTATTCTGAGCCCAAGAAGTTTAAGTGAACCCTGTTCTTGTGAATAGTTATATCTGAGGGTGAATTTCAATGGCAAATGGCGACACTGAAGGCCTATCTCAACAGAGACAGATAATTGCTGATATCAATAAGCTATATGCTCAGATAAATGAAAGTCTCATACAGCAGCTTGTAAATCAGGAGAGCATAGCTGCTCAGGCTGCGGGCGAAGGAGCAGCCACGCAAGAGGAGATACGGAATAGGCTTGCTGATCTTAGATCTGATTTAGGCTCAACTGAGGCAGCTGCAGTTGCGGCTGGCGGCGCAGTCACAGGAGTAGGAACTGCTGCTACAGCATCTGCCGCAGCGACTACTGCTGCCGCCGAAGAAGGTGTGGGGTCTATGACGTCACTTGGTGACGTGGCTGCTGGCATCACTAGAGGTGTGCAGGCACTTGGAAATACGTGGGATGAGACTTCCAAGACGATAGCAACAAATGCAGCTGGAACTCTAAGGCCAGAGTTTGTAAGAATACAGGAGGCTTATGGCGGATTAACGCTAGGTGCGATGAACTCTGCTGACGGGACCATAGAAGCTGGAAACGCCATGGCAGGAGCCATGCAAAAGGTCGCAATTGCTATCAACACGGCACAATACAGTTTTGCCACGTTTGGAGAGGGCGGAAGAACTGCAACCCTACCGCTTCAGGCCGCGCTTGGAGAGACATCCGAGATAATGGAAGTTTTCAATGAGATGGCCATTAACCAAGGCCTGATCAATGGAATGTCCATGGCTGAGCTTGCGATGTCCTCTGCCGGTGAAGAGTCAATAAAGCAGATGAGAATGGTTCAGCTTGGTCTTGGTCTAACAATGGACGAGACATCCACGTTCGTTCAAAGGCAGATAAGCTTAACTGGAAAAGCTGGTACTGACATGCTCACAGAGGCAGCAATGTCTGCAAAGGCTGTTGCGAAGACTGTTGGATCATCTGCAAAGCTTATCGGTAAAAGCATGCAGGAGATCATAGCTGATACGGAGCACTTTGGAAATGTCACAGTTGACGAGGCAGCAAGGATAAGTGGAACTCTGGCACAGCTTGGCATAGACTACAAGGATCTCGGAGGCATGATTAATAAGTACATGTCATTTGAGGGAGCAGTTGACAGCATATCAGCGCTCACATCCGTGTTTGGAGTCCAGCTAGACTCCATGGAGATGATGAGGCTCGCTAACGAGGATCAAGAGGGATTCCTTAGAAAGATGCGTGAATCGTTTATCATGACTGGAAAATCTGTTGACGACATGAATCTTGCAGAGAAGAGACTAATAAAATCCCAGCTAGGGCTTCAGGATATTGAGTCTGTTGAGAGACTTCTCGACCCTGGTAGAGCACTGACGTCTATAGAGGAGCTCACAGCTGCAACTGATGAGATGGCACCTGAGGAAGCTGCTGATAGAACCATGGCGATAATGCAGGATCTCGGTGATGAGATACTCTCCATGGCAGATCTCACCAAGTACTCAACCGACGCGATGGCGACATTCTTTCAGGAGGGATTGATAGCACCTCTTCACGAGGCTAGAATCGCTGCTGAGCAGACAATGGCGGCAACGGCTGGAAAAGGCATGGCTGTTACTGGCCCCGCCATGGAGGGTGCTCAAGCTGGAGCCACTGAGATCCAAGAGATGTTTGCCTCAACAGTTGGTCCAGCAAAGGCAGCTATGACTGAGCTGGCAGAATCTATGAAGGCGGCATTTCTAGAGGTGAAGCAGGTTCTTTGTGATACTGAATTGATTAATTGTAGTCCAAGTGTTTGGGATAAGACCTTTAGAGACAATGCCCCTGAAGCCATCGATGCTACAACTGATGCTCTGCTCTCTATGACAGATGAGGCGAAGTCGGCGTTTGACGGTCTCACACAGGGGCCGATGGATGACTTTTTGACAGCGCTGGGGGATGGAATACCAGAGTCGATGTCTATTGCTCAGAGCGAGATGGATAAGTTCGCCACCATGTCACAGGCTGATCTTAAGGCTCTGATGAAAGATGCTGACGGTGCTGGCGCAAGGCTTGCACAACAGATAGGGTTCCTCCAGGAGCGCGGCGGCGAGCTAACAGAGGAGGGGCAGAGAGCGCTGGCAGAGCAGCTTCAGCTGGGAGATGACTGGAAGGACAAGATGGAGATTATCATGAGCTCTCAGGCAGATGAGGCAGGAGCAGCTCAGGCGAAGCAGGGAGACGCAGTCACAGACATGATTGAGTCGTATAAAGATATGGGGATGACACTAGAGAAGATGGGCGGAGTTGAGGGAGACTGGGCAAAGGCATATCAGGCTGAATATGGACTCAGCGATGAAGATCTCGTGGCAGCATTTGCTGGAGGGGAAGATGCCCAAGATGTCGGATCGATTGTTAGGGAGGCGCTCGATAGAGGAAATATAGAGGCAAGAGAGGAGCGTGCTGAAGGGGTTGCTGCCACCACTCGTGCACGCGAGGAGTATGAAGCCAGCAGGGGAGAAGGTCGTGGCGGCGGAAGAGGGCAGGCAGCTCAAACAAGAGACACCAGCGCAAATACAGCTGCCATATCAGCTCTCACAAGAGAGGTATCTGCATTACAGCAATCTATGACAAACAGGCCTATAGTTATAAATCTCGGCGGTCAGGCAATAACAGACTACATTATTGAGCATCCCGACGGTAGAACATCGTCTGTTGGAAACACCATCGCGCTTGAGACAAGTAGAACATAATCTAAGGAGAAGACACTGTGTCACTAACAGATAAGATATTAAGCGACAGGATATATAAAAGTTTAACTGAGAGCATATCTGAGAGTGAGAGAGAAGAGCTTGAGAAAAGCATAAGAGAGATGCTATCTTCAGCAGAGGAGTTCTACTATAAGATACTTGATATTGGATCTACAGAGGAGGGCATTGAGAAGCTTGCTAATGCAATAAAGCCAGTCATAGCTCCGATGGATGTGGACGATGTCGAGAAATAAATTAAAAGATTTTCTTAGTCAGAATTACGGAGCGAATGCTCCCAACATGATCTCAATGGTCTCAGACACTGAGGATAGTGGAAGAGTAGATAAACTTGATTACGGAGATGATCTTGGTGTTGAGCCAGGAACAGGCGCTGAGCTGTTATCTCTTCAAAATCCTGAGGAGCCCACTGGACTCTTAGGAGACTTTGTAAAGTATATTGTAGATCTTTCAAATCACAATCACCCTGGAAATCAATTTATACTAGAGGGCGGAAACATCTTGTCAGTTCCAACTGATAGGGGAGATTCACTTGACGTCTCATATGAGGGAGTTGTCAAAACTTATGTTGAGGCAGTAGATGGTGTTCTTGGGCAGAAGGAGAAAAGTACTCTTGGAAGTGTAATGTCATCATACTCGCAAAGTGGTTATCTAGAGGGACTAAATCTTCCAGACCTAAAGACAGGATATGGTGAAGTTCCATTTGGAGACGACGTCCCAGATGAAGCAGTGTATGAGATGAACGGTAACACAATGTTATCGACTATAGCTGGAGACGAATTTAGTAACACAGACAACCTTGGAAGAAAAAACAAGCCAGAGTCTGTCATTGAAGAGTCAGTTGAGAATATGCTTGTTGCAAATAGTAGATTTAGAGGAGTGTCTGGTGATAGGTTTAGTTCATTCATAGATCCAGATGCAAAATTCTCATCTGAGTTTGAAGATGCAGATACTAGCTCAACATCCTCAGGAACATTAACGTCTCAAAATCTATTTGGAGAGTATGTTAGAGATCCAGGAAACGTCGGTTCAGATGCAAATAGCATGGCTATTGATCAGCTAAAGACAGTGGCAGCATCACTCATGTTGAAGGCAGCTGGCTGGGACTCATCTGACACACCTGGAAATAGCATGGATCCCAGTGAGTTTTCACCGAGCGAAGACTCTGTTCCAGCACACATGTGGAAAGTTGAAGTTGATGATCTTAGAGCTAGAGAAGCATATGGTGCTCCACAGACTGACTCTGGTGACTCTCCAAGGGCTGGAAGGGGAGATGCTATATCTTATCCGGGAGGATCCTCATATGGGTCTATGAATACGCCCGATACTCCGTTCTCTGACGGTAGTTCACAAGCTGTAATGGTTGCCCACGCTGCAGCTGCAATTATTGCGATGCTTGAGATATCTCTTGAGACATTTAACGTTGTTACAGATAGTGGAACATTTGATTTAGCTAAGGGGCCGTACAATGCTGGGCACGCTAGAATTATAGGGAGAACAACAACGTTTGAGACATTTAGAAATCTTGTTTTAGTTCCAACAGAGCATGCATATAGTGACTGTGTTGTGCAAGGATTCCTTGTGATGTTCAATAGAGACATAGAGTACACAGGTGACGATGATCCTGGATCAGAAGGAAAAGATGCAGCAGGGTACAAAGGCGTTCAAGAGTCTCCTGGTTTCTGGCTAGCTGTATGTAGAAAGATAATTAGGGCGTTTACAGATTTTAGCGTGTCTGTCTCTGAGGACGCTCAAAGCTATGTCTCTGTCGCTAGCGAGGATATGTGGACAAACCTGTTTGATATTATAGCAGGAAATGGAATAGTTAGGATGCTTAATGTTGCTGCACAGATAGGTGATAGATATCTCGTATCAAACGGCGGAAAGATATCTACGTCTGAGACGTCAAATGTGTCAACTTGGAATGTAGATGCTCTTCCAGATGGACCTGCTACACGTATATCAAAGAGCAGATCACAAAGTGGCCAGACAGCCTTGTCCTTAGCGTGGCGAGGAAGCACAGCTCCGTCAATATTTTCAATTCCAAAGAATGTCATATTTGCCGCTTTTGAAATGGGAACACTTGGATATGGTGCAAATCCAGCCAAGGGCATGCTAGGGTCTCAGCTAATTGAGAAAACATATGTTGATGTCTGGTCTGGTGCAGATGCTGAGGAGAATGTATTTGGAATATCAAATGCTCCAAGAATACCAACTGCACTTATAGAGCAAATTGAGAATAAGTTTGATGCAGAGTATGTACCATTTTATTTTCACGACATTAGAACAAATGAGATTGTTGGATTTCACGCATTCATAGACCAGCTCACAGATAGATACTCTCCCAATTACACTTCTGTGTCAGGATATGGTAGAATAGATGCTGTTAAGATATACAAGGACACAAGAAGGGCACTTAACTTTTCCTTCTACGCTGTAGCCACGTCGAAAGAGGATTTTGACGAGATGTGGTTTAAGATCAATAAGCTTACTACCATGGTGTATCCCTCATGGACCGCTGGCTCAACACTTAGCGCAAATGAGGGAAAGTCAATATTTAAACAGCCATTTAGCCAGGTTCTTGGATCATCACCTCTTATACGATTAAGAATTGGTGACGTCATTAAGAGTAACTACTCAAGATTTAACCTTGCAAGGATATTTGGAATAGGAGAGGATGGAATAGTTCCAGAGGCACCAGAGGGTGCATGGACCGGGGCACAGGCATTGACTGCAAATGAATTCACAAGAACGCTAACAGGTATTCAGTTTGAGACTGTGTTTGCTGCTCTTTATGGATCACCAGTTAGCTTCTTGTCACTTTTGGGAGATACTGAGTCTGGGCTTATGAGAACTCTTACCTCTCTAATGACGAATACTCTTGGATTTACAAATCCGCTTGGAGTCGGATTTATTATGAAACAGCTTCTTAGCCCTGACGTCGTCGGGAATGCAATACCGAGTAGTAAAACTCTTATGGGATCCATGGAGGCTAAAGCTGGCAGGCTTAAAGGAGACACAAGCGGCGGTGATCTTTGGGGCTATAAGGAGGGAAATTATCCCTACCTAAAGGCATCTGTTGATAGTGGGTATATCTCAACAAGCGGAAAGAGAGTAAGGACTATCAGGCCCGTTAGGGTAAAGGTGACTGGAAGAGAGACCGTTACACTTCCTGAGTTTTCTGATAGAAAAGCTAGTCCAAAGTACAAGACATATTACACAGTTGAGATTGCTGATCCAAATGTAGACTTAGGAAGCCTGAGTGAACTTAGGGTGACACATGAGGATCTTTCACCAAACTATAATATGCTTTTCAACGTTAACGTTCTTCCTGCACTTTCAATCACTGCTGCAGCTGGGGCGCTTGTACAGACACTCGCACAAGAGGCAGCAACTTACTCGGGAATACCAGCTGATATCATATCTGGTCTAATATCAACATCAGATGCTGCTGCATTTATGAGTCCTGATTCTAATCCGATAACAAAAGCTTTTGAAAATGCAGGCGGAAGAGGACTAGCAGGTGTTATTACTAGCTTAAACTATGACTGGCTTGACTCTCAAAATCCATGGGAGACAGATTGGAACTCTAGGGCACCAATGTGGTTTAAGGTGAGCATGGGCTTTGATGTCATCCACGACATCCCGCCAGGTCTTGATCATAACGGCTTTAATAGAGCACCCCTCTACAATGTTGGAGATATCATGCAGCATGTTGCAGGTGATCCATATCCGGATAACGGTCAGGGATCAAGGAATGCATTCACAGCAGCAGGAAGATTAGGTGCGGCACCAGAGGAAAATTCCAATGTGTCAGGCGATGACGCAAAGAAATCATTTAAGAGCTAAGGAGTAGAACATTATGGGTTTAAGCAGATATTCATTTTCATCAAAGACAAGCAAAGGAGGAATAGCGACATCAAAAGTTAGCTGGAGAATCTTTAAGGCGATTGAGAATGGTAGCTTGCCATTTAGCTCTAGAACAATAAAGGGCAATGAGAGACTTGATCACATAGCAGCGAAGGCGTATGGATCGTCAAACATGTGGTGGGTAATAGCAGCTGCTTCTGGAATAGGGTGGGGATTGCAGGTGCCACCGGGAACGATAATTAGGGTTCCGAAGAGTATCTCTGCAGTTATGAATCTGGTGAGATAGTGACCACTGATATAGAAAATGTAACACTGCTTGACACAGCTGTGACAGCTTTAAAGAAGTATTACAAGGCTGGAGAGTCAGAAGATATGTCTTTTGTAATGGGAGCACATAAAACTGGCAACGATGCAATAGATGCTTTTACAGTAAAGTTGCAGGAAAAGGGTCTTTGGGAGGAGATGGTTGTTTCCGCACTTCCTACTGAGCATGTGAGAAAGCTAAATTCACTACTATTAGACAACACTGAGGGAGCCTATTTTGTCAGAGATCTCGTCACAAGCGACGAGACATTGCCAAAGCTTGAAAGCTTTGTGTCTGCCATAAATGAGATAGACGTCCCGTCGTATATCGACGCAATAGAGTCAAAGGATATCATTCAGATAGTATATGAGGCTGGACTAGCAGATAGTGTTGAGTTCTATGATAAGATAAACTCTGTTAGCTCATTTATAAATCAGGTACCGCCAGAGGTGGCTGGAGAGACTAGCTCAGTATTGCTCGATAACACGTATTTCTCTGTAAATGCTGAGGAGTCTCACCGTATAAATAGCCCAGGTCTCGCTGCATTTGTTCTTCCAAATAACAAGTTTTCTATTGCCACAAGAAATACTGATGCTGTCGCTTTATTTTTAAATGCAATTCCGACAATTGAGATGTCTAGATGTACTCCGTTCATAGATATAAAGTTTATCTCTAGTGTAGATCCTACAATTGAGCAAGAGAGAAAGGAGATGTCAATACTCAACTTTCTACGGTCTAATAATGAGGACGACGACGGCATAAGGCTCGGTGAGATTGGAACAGTGTACTCAGAGTATGCAGATGAGACAATTAACACAACTGACGAGCAGTTTGTTAATATAAGCGCTGCCGGAATGGAGCTATTCACGTCACCTCAGACTATGATAAACCCGACAGGCGGGGGATTTGATAAGATGGCCCCCTTCATGACTATGGATCAGCTTACAATAGATGTCGCTGGGCTGGGACAAGCACTTTTGTCAAACAAGGTGGGCCAGCTTACATTTACGCTTCATGATAGGTCAAGGCTTGCAGAGATAGCACCGCTTGTTGCCCCTGAGAGATTTGGATCTACGTATCTCGCGATAGAGTATGGGTGGTCTCACCCGCAGGGGGCAGATCCAGACGTAAATCCCTTTGGGTATCTCGTTAACTCGATGAGATCTAGGGGAAACTTCACTGTCGCTGCGACAAACTTCACTATTGGCGACGACGGCCAGGTGAAGCTAACGATGCGTCTTGTGAGCAGGCCTGTGCAGGATGTGAGAATGTTCCCTGTTACGTGCGGAACATACGTGCCGATAGCTCCCATAAGAAGTCTCATTGACTCACTTGTTGCAAAGCAAGCTAGCTGGAACGCTAATGTCGGCTGGCGCAATGATCTATATGAAAGCCTCGGCATGAGCAAGGTTTACCCTGAGATAGACCTACTCACAGAGGATCCGATAGCCGCAGGCTCAATGATTCCTCGAGGAGTGTTCAAGAGCGTCTTGGCAGCGATGGATAAGTCTGGGGGTCTCACTGCAGATGAGTTTATAGGAGAGCTTGCCGGCCTCAACAAGGAGACTCTAATAGGGGCAAATGACGCATCGCTTGTCAAGGAGGTTCTCAATAAGCAGATGAGACTTCTTAAGAAGGTGGATAATCCGCTCGCTAGCAGTGACCCATCAGTCGTGGATCCGTTCTTCCCGCAGGCTTTTCACTCAACACAGACGTCGTCATTTGAATTTAAATATGAGGATGCAAGTCCAAAAATTGCTCCGTCAACTGAGACAGAAGGGTGGTCAACACCTGCAGACCCTGGAACGTTTGTCTCGCTTGGGAAGATATTTATGGAGTTTGTTGGGGGACCATTAGCTGCGTCAGGAAAGTATGACGAGGTTCAGATGTTTTTCTACAGGTTTAATGCGAAGTCTGGCGCAGCGAGGCTGTATGACTCCATAGCTAGCTTTGTTGTGAATGCTGCTGAGTTTGAAGTTAGGCTTCTAATGACGCTAATGAATGGAAATACATCTCTTAGTGTCAATAGATTTGTTGAGCTATTTAATAGCAAGTTCATATCAAGGGTTGATGATCCAAACTATGGTATCTCGCAGATAAGAGGGGCTATTGACACAGCAACTTCTGATGCGACAGAGGATGCAGCCACAGCTGAAGATATCAAGATTCTAAATGAGAGAGTTGCCGAGGCGATGAAGGTCATCTACATGGAGGGGGGAGGAGAGCCATCATTTGTTCCCCCAAGACTGTCAATGTATCTTGAGGATGTCCCAAGAATAGTCCCTGCAAATGAAGGCTCTGAGACAGAGCCGCCCGTTCCTCGTCATGTCGATAGGTCTCAAACAGTACTTAGGGTTCACATCTACGACGCAAAAGCCACGCCATATGATGATGAGGAGTTCATACTTAGGGCGGGAGGTTCAGGAAACATAAGTGTTAGGGTGACAGGTGAGTCTCCCATAGCTAGACCGTTTAGACCGATGGGAATCAATCACGTATTCTCAGCTGTTGTTGATAATGAGCTCTTAGTGAAGACAGGAGCATCAGAGGAGGGGGACCTTGAGACGTACACCTCAGCAGTCTCGAATGATGTTCTAAAAGGGTTTATAAAGCAGACTGTTCCAAGTCTAACACTTGGGTACGCATTCTCAGGAATAAAGACATTCAACATGTCTGCTAACACGCAGGGCACTATTCAAGACACACTTATGCTTAATGCTATGGATGAGGATCACACAGTTGGAGACACGACTGGAAATAAGAGAACATCAGGTATAGATCCAATCACTGTGATACCAGCATCTGTGACCATGACAACACTGGGGTGCCCATTGATAGAGTATGGAAGCACATTCTTTGTTGATCCTGGCACAGGAACAACTGCTGATAATTTTTACATCATAAACAAGATTAGCCACACCCTATCTGCAGGAAGATTTGACACATCGCTTGGTCTAGGTTTCGCCTCAAGCGGAACAATTAAAAATCTAAGAGCACGGCTAGCTGCAAATGAGGTACCAGAGGAGGGCTAGCTAATACACGTTAAAAGCGTGCTGTATGATTTACACATGCAGATAGCAATACACGGCCACCATCTTGGGACACAGCATCATCTTCTCTACAATGGAGATAGCTTCTCGTGGATAGGAGATATACCTGATGGGGCACATGTTTTTGGATCGCCTGATGGGTTTGACATAAGAGAGGCGATCTCTGTGTCAGGTGATGATATACATACATTTGAAGACACTCCTCACGCCAGGGCTATACGATCTATTGTTGGAGATGATGTTAGTGTTCCGTGGTTTCACGTCATGCCAAGCGCAGCATTTAAGAGACTTCTATCCGGGCTTCTAGATGATCTCTGGATGTTTGTGTCTGAAAACATGGGTGGATACTATATTGAGACGCTGGGGGCCAACAGGCAGCTTCTGGATAGGCTCCAACGGCCTCTGGTGGACGTACCTCTGCTTAAAGATTTAATAAAAGCGTCAACATCATCAAAAGCCTACGACATTGTTAAATTTTTACCCAAGTGTGATGATCATGCAGCACCTAAGACTGTCTATAATCTTGGAGGATCAATCACTGGAAGGCTGACTGTGTCATCTGGTCCGAATATACTTACTCTTAAAAGATCTCACAGAAAGATACTAAAATCTAGGTATGATAATGGAAATATAGTTCAGGCTGATATATCATCTCTAGAGCCTAGAATTGCTTTGGCTGTTGCTGGAAAGGATTCGCCTGATGACATCTATAGTCATGTCGGTGAGAAGATTTTTAAGGGAGAGCTATCACGATCACAGGCGAAACAGTCTATATTGACTTGCATTTATGGAGGAAGCTCATGGACCCTTGGCAAGAGTCTATCTAAAGATGCTAATCCTGAAAAGGTGCTAAGAGAGATTAAGAGATACTTTGAGATTGATGGATTAAATAAAATGCTTGAGAGAGAGATAGTAGATAAGGGATTTATAACGAACCTATACGGGAGACGAATAAAATCTGGAGAGTCACCGGTTAATCACTTTTTACAGTCAACCGGTGTTGACGTATCTCTAGATGTTTTTAGATCCCTCCTTGCTGCCCTAGATGACTCTTGTGAGGAATATGTCCCACTATATGTGATTCACGATGCCATAGTTCTAGATGTGTCTCAGAGCGCTCTAGATGCACTTAGAGATATAGTGAAGAAAAGTTTTAAAGCTGATAAGGTTGAGTGTAAATTTCCTCTGAAAGTTGATATAATAAGCTAAGGAGAATAGCAATGAGTGACGAAGTAGACAATATTCAAAAGAACTGGGAAACATATGAGAAGCTTCTAAGGAGATTGTCAGATAGCAATATAAATAATCTTCTAGAAGATC